GACAAAAAAATAGGCGGTGGTGGTTACAAGTTTGGTGGTGTTGCTACAGGACCGGATTCTGGATATGATACAACTTTACACGGAACAGAAGCAGTAGTTCCGCTACCCGACGGTAGAACAATCCCTGTACAAATGGTAGGGTCGGATCAGCAAATGGGACTTATGGCAGCACAATTATCAAGATTAGACGATATCGTTCGTGTAATGCAAAACCAGCTTGGTGTATCACAGAAGATTTTACAGTACGCCCAGTAACTGCGGTAAATACATACTGTATGTTAAAGGAAGATCTTAATGGCTGAATCAAACAATGGTAAAAACGGGCGCAATGGGGGCTGGAGAAAGTACTTCAAAATCGCTGACGGTGATGCCAACGGACAACTCAGTCCTATTTCCGGAAACAATGCCAATGGATTACCCGGCTACAATCGACAAACAGGTAGCGGTAGCAATATGGCCACTGCCAACGATTTTGCCTTTCGCAACTATGCAAGTCGCTTGCCAGAAGTATATTCAGGACACCCTAATCGTGTTGAACGCTATAATCAATACGAAAGCATGGACATGGATTCAGAAATCAATGCTTGCTTAGATATCATTGCTGAATTCTCCACACAAAACAACGAAGATAACAATACACCCTTTGATATTACATTCAAAGAAACTCCTACTGATCACGAAGTAGAAATTATTAAAAAACAATTACAACAATGGACTAAGTTAAACAAACTAGACCAGCGTATGTTCAAACTATTCCGCAATACAATCAAGTACGGCGATCAAGTGTTTGTTCGTGATCCAGAAACATTTGAAATGTACTGGGTTGACATGGTTAAAGTTAGCCGTGTTATTGTAAATGAAAGTGAAGGCAAGCGTCCCGAGCAATATGTTATTCGCGACATCAATCCTAACTTTGAAAATTTAAGTATTGCTCCTAAAACTACAAGCGATTACTATGTAAGCCGTGCTACAGGATCTGTGGGACAAAACAACTACTCAGCACCCAATGGTGGTGGCGGTGGTGGCTATGGCGGAGCAGGTGGCAACAGTAGATTTACACAAGCAATGAACGAAACTACTGTAGATGCTAAACACGTTGTACATTTAAGTTTAAATGAAGGACTTGACTTCTTTTGGCCATTTGGACAAAGTATTTTAGAAAACATTTACAAAGTTTATAAACAAAAAGAATTATTAGAAGATGCGGTGCTTATCTATCGTGTAAGCCGTGCTCCAGAGCGTCGTGTGTTTAAAATTGACGTGGGTAATATGCCAAGTCACATGGCTATGTCCTTTGTTGAGCGTGTTAAAAACGAAATGCACCAGCGTAGAATCCCCACTGTAAATGGTGGTGGCGCCAACATGATGGATGCCGCATACAACCCATTGAGCATCAACGAAGATTACTTCTTTCCCCAAACAGCAGATGGCCGTGGATCATCAGTTGAAACGTTACCCGGCGGTACAGGCCTTGGTGAAATTGACGATTTGAAGTATTTTAACAACAAAATGGCCCGTGGTTTGCGTGTGCCAAGCAGTTACTTACCCACCGGTCCAGACGATTCAGACCGTGCTATGAATGACGGAAAAGTAGGAACTGCACTAATTCAAGAATATCGTTTCAATCAGTATTGCGAACGTTTACAGCGTTTGATCATGCAAAAGTTAGATGACGAATTCAAGATGTTTATGAAGTGGCGTGGGTTTAACATTGACAATAGTATTTTTGATATTGTTCTTGGACCACCACAAAACTTTGCCAGCTACCGTCAAGCAGAAATGGACACAAGTAGAGTTTCTACATTTGCTTCCTTAGAGCAATTGCCTTATATGAGTAAGCGTTTCTTAATGGAACGTTATTTAGGATTAAGTCAAGAAGAGATTACAGAGAACGCAAAACTCTGGAAAGAAGAGCGCGACGAGCCAGAACTTAAAACTACACAAGGGCAAGACTTGCGTAGTATTGGTATCACCCCAGCAGGCATGGAAGGCGATATTGCCACTGGTGAAGAGTTGGCAGCAATGCCACCAGAAGGTAGTGCTGATATGGGTGCAATGCCCGGGGCACCTCCGGGACCGGGAACTGCGCCAAGTGCTGTTCCTCCAGCGACAGCATAAATACTTGTATGATTTTAAACGAACTATACGAAAAGCAACCCGAAGGCTATCAAGATATCTCTCAAGATAACAGCCAGCCTCAAAAAGGTCAGCTTCGTAAAACTCGTTTAACTTTAAGACAGTTAAGCAAGTTGCGTCAAATGAATGATGTCAGGTCCTTTGAATACAAAGAAAAACTGAAAGATATTCGTAAGCAGTACGCACCACCAGCCGCCCCTCCAGGCCTGTAATTTCCTACAAAAACGCCATGTTTTGGCGTCTAAATATGCTAAGTTTATTCTTTTTGAGTAAGTAATAAACATGAGCCATAACCCACTGGAGGAAACAATATGACATCAAAATTTGAACAGTTAATTGAATTCGTAATTAACGATGACGAGCCACAAGCTAAAGCACTTTTTCACGAAATAGTAGTTGAGAAATCTCGTGAAATTTATGAAAGTTTGATGGAAGAAGACGAAGTAGTCTCTGAAGAAGATGAGTCAGAAGACGAAGAAGAAAAAGTCGAAGAAGGTTTTAACGACGGTGATGCAGCAGATGATCTTATCACTGATGTTGAAACTGAAGAAGAAGGCATGAGCGAAGGCGAAGAAGAAGCATTTGACGACGGTATGGATGATGCTGCTGACGAGTTTGGCGCTGAAATGGGCGGAGAAGAAGCCGAAGAAGGCGATATCGAAGACCGCGTTGTTGACTTAGAAGACAAGTTAGACGAACTAATGGCTGAATTTGAAGCCATGATGGGTGGCGAACAAGAACAAGAATTTGGCATGGACGACGGTGGCGATGCTATCGAAGTTGATGACACAGAAGAAATGATGCCAGAAATGGGCATGATGGAAAACGTAGACCTTAAAGCTGCTCCAAAGCCAGTTACTACAGAACCTGCTGGAACAAACAGCAAGTCTACAGTAGCCGCTAATAGTGGTGCTAAAGGAATGGCAGCTAGCCCAGTTAAATCAACTGATGGCGCAACTGCTGGTCGTGCAAACCCTGCTGTTAAAGACATGGGCATGACAACTAGTCCTAAACAAGGTGCCGCACCAAAGCCTGTTACAACACAAGCTGCCGGCGTAAACACTAAGTCTCCAGTTTAAAAGACTATGGCTCGTTATCTACAAGAACATCTAAGCTACTCACAAGCGCAGGTAAAACTGCTTAGTGAGGAAGCTCCTGATGGATCTGGTAAGACCCTTTATATGCAAGGTATTTGCATCGAAGGTGATAAGCGTAATGCCAACGAAAGAATATACCCGGCTCACGAGATCCGAAAAGCAGTTGGCACTATCAACGAACAACTTGAAAATGGCAACTCGGTATTAGGCGAAGTAGATCATCCAGATGATCTTAAGATTAACTTAGATCGTGTAAGTCACATGATAGACAAAATGTGGTGTGACGGAGCAATAGGTTATGGAAAATTAAAAATATTACCAACGCCAATGGGACAACTGGTTAAAACTATGTTGGACAGCGGTGTTAAATTAGGTGTTTCAAGTCGTGGTTCAGGAAATGTCGACGACAGAACAGGACATGTTAGTGACTTTGAAATAGTCACTGTAGATGTAGTTGCACAACCCAGTGCTCCAAATGCTTACCCAACAGCAATATACGAAGGCCTCATGAATATGAAGTACGGACATAGATTGTTAGAAGTAGCACGAGAAGCCGGTACGGACAACAAAGTACAAAGATATTTGAAAAGCGAAGTAGTAAAGCTAATCAAAGATCTTAAAATTAGGGAGGAATAAGCATGTTAGATGCTATTAAACCGTTACTAGATAGCGATTTGATCACCGAGGAAACTCGCCTGGAGATCTCTGAAGCTTGGGAAGCCAAGATGACAGAAGCTCGTGAACAAGTTCGTGTAGAGCTCCGCGAAGAGTTTGCACAACGCTATGAACATGATAAAACAGTGATGGTGGAAGCCCTAGATCGTATGGTAACAGATGGTCTTACCGCAGAGATCCAAGCAGTTGCAGCTGAAAAGCAAGCACTTGCCGAAGATCGCGTTAAATTTACAAGCAAAATGAAAGAATCCGCAACAAAGTTTAATAACTTTATGGTTTCTAAATTAGCTGAAGAAATTGGCGAATTGCGTAAAGATCGTAAGCAGCACAATGAAGGCCTCCAGAAATTGGAAGGATTTATTGTACATGCATTAGCCCGTGAGATTCAAGAATTTGCGGCTGACAAACGTGATGTTGTAGAAACAAAAGTTCGTCTAGTCCGTGAAGCACGTGGCCAATTAACCTCATTGAAGAGCCGCTTCGTAAAAGAATCAGCACAGAAAATGAGCAAAGCTGTGAGCCAACATCTAAAGGCAGAACTCAGTCAATTACAAGAAGACATTAAAGTTGCTCGCGAGAACAATTTTGGTCGTCGTATCTTTGAAGCATATGCATCCGAATTTGGTGCTACCCATCTCAACGAGAAAGCGGAAGTACGTAAATTGCACGATACAATTGCACATAAAGATGCTAAATTGTCTGAAGCCATCAAACTTATTAAGAATGCAAAAGTTCTTAATGAGTCCAAAGAGCGTGAAATACGCATGATCAAAGAATCTAATGAGCGTCAGAGCACATTGGACGATTTGCTGGCTCCTTTAAATAAGGAAAAAGCCGAAGTCATGAGTAGTTTACTCGAAAGCGTACAAACTTCACGTTTGAAAAACGCATTTGAAAAGTATCTTCCAGCTGTTCTAACAGACCGCTCTGTAAAAGCCAATAAAGTAATTACAGAATCCGTGTCCACAGTCACTGGCGATAAATCTGCCCGTAGCCATTATGAAGAAGAAGTTGCTGATACAAGCAATGTAATCGACATTAAGCGTTTGGCAGGGTTGAATTAATTTTAAAATAGGAGACATATAATGTCACAACAATTATTAGAAGGTCGCTGGGACGAGACCAAGGAAGCATTGCTCGAAGGTCTGCAAGGTTCTAAGCGTAGTAGTATGAACGTTATTCTTGAGAATACACGTAAATACTTGAAAGAGAATGCAAGTGCTGGTTCAACAGGCTCTGGAAACATTGCTACATTGAACCGCGTAATTTTGCCAGTTATTCGACGTGTTATGCCAACAGTTATTGCTAACGAGTTGGTCGGCGTCCAGCCAATGACAGGTCCAGTTGGCCAAATCCACACATTGCGTGTGCGTTACGCTGCTGGCTTAACAGATAATTCAGCTGCCGGTACATCCGTTACTGCTGGACAAGAAGCATTGAGTCCATTCACAATTGCTACAGCTTATTCTTCAAGCCCAGCTGCTGCTGCTAACGCTTCAACAACAACTACTAACTACCAAGGCGCTAGTACAGCTTCCATGGAAGGTAATGGCGGTAAAACAGTTTCTGTTCAAATCTTGAAACAGGCTGTTGAGGCTAAGACACGTAAATTACAAGCTCGCTGGACATTTGAATCCGCACAAGACGCACAAGCTATGCACGGTATTGACGTTGAAGCAGAAATCATGGCAGCTTTGGCTCAAGAAATTACAGCTGAGATCGACCAAGAGATTCTCTTGTCATTGAGCTCTTTGGCTGCTACTGAGTATACATATAACCAAGCTACTGTTTCTGGTACTGCTACATTCGTTGGTGACGAACACGCTGCTTTGGCTGTTCTTATTAATCGTGTTGCTAACTTGATCGCCCAACGTACACGTCGCGGCGCTGGTAACTGGGCTGTTGTTTCTCCAGCTTCCTTGACAGTTCTACAATCTGCTACAACTTCTGCTTTTGCTCGCACTACAGAAGGTACATTCGAAGCTCCTACAAATACTAAATTTGTTGGTACATTGAACGGCGCAATGCGTGTGTTTGTTAATAGCTATGCTAACGATTCATCCCCAGTTCTGGTTGGATATAAAGGTTCTAGTGAGGCTGATGCAGCCGCATTCTACTGCCCTTACATTCCACTAATGAGCTCTGGTGTTGTTCTTGATCCATCAACATTCGAACCAGTCGTATCCTTTATGACTCGTTATGGCTTCGTAGAATTGACAAATACTGCCAGTTCTTTCGGTAACGCTGCTGATTATGTTGGAGAAATCGCTGTGCAAAATCTATCTTTCTCTTAATCAGAAAAAGACTTTTCGGAAACGAAAAAACAAAAACCCACTTCGGTGGGTTTTTTGTTGACTATTGTATCTAAATATGCTATTATTGAACTAACTAACATAAATAATAGTATGAACAAATACAATAAATGGTACACAAATATCACAGAACGAGCTAAACACCGTACTCTTAGTACCTATACAGAACGCCACCATATACAACCACGCAGCCTTGGTGGCAGTGACGAATCGGATAACTTGGTCAATCTCACAGCAAGAGAACACTTTGTATGCCATTGGCTGTTGGTTAAAATGACCACAGGCAAAGAG